ACTTCAGAGCGAACGCTTCCTAGTCCAGTTGGTGGAGCCGGGTACTCCTAGGTATCCGGCTTACACCGGCAAGGAACCTTGTGCTTCCATCGGATCAGAGATGTACTGCACCGATGAGAAAGACTTTAGTCACTACGAGGTTCTAAGAGGTGTCTGTAGCCAATGCCCACTCTTGAAGGCTTGCTTCAACTGGGCATTACATAATGAAGACCATCACTATTGGGGTGGATCTTCTGCACATGAACGAGATCAACTTCGAAAACTTTATCGGATCGAAAGAAAGCGAAGCATAGCTGCATAATGTTGAACCTACTTCAAGCAGTACACAGTACAAACTCATCAGCGAAACCATTGCCCGATGTTTGGGAAGGACTGAAGGCATATGGGATGAGGTTCCGTCAATCACAATTATGTCTAATCGCTGGACAACCTAACTCAGGTAAGAGTCTTATGGCATTGGTCTATGCTCTCAAGAGTGGAGTACCAACGCTTTACTTCTCTGCCGATACGGATCCAATCACACAGATGTTTCGTACTGTCGCAGCTTTGAGTGGGATACCACAACAACAAGTAGAAACGAACCTAGATCAAGACTCTCACTTCTTCGATCTGATGTTGCATGAGAAAGGCTCACACATCAAGTGGGTCTTTGATCCGTCACCCGACATCGATACAATCGAACTTGAGATTCTTGCCTATGGCGAGGTCTACGGCATGGCACCGGCACTTGTCGTGATAGATAACCTGATGAATTGCGTGTCCGTTACAGGGGAAGAATGGTCAGGCATAAGGGCAATCATGTCCGAACTTCATCATGTTGCTAGAAAGACAGGTGCCTGTGTCCTTGCTTTGACACATATGTCAGAGCAAAGAGATTACGAAGCAGACAAGCCAGCACCACGAAGAGCAATCTTAGGTAAGGCATCTCAGTTGCCTTCGATGATTCTGTCCATTGCAATGAACCCTGAGTATGGGCAACTAAGAGTTGCCGCAGTTAAGAACCGATTCGGTGAACACTCAGCAGACGGCACCAAGTATGCGACCCTACTTATCGATCCATCGAGAGTACAGATTGCAGACGGAGATGCACAAGGTCGAGCTGATGTAAGACCGGGATTGATTTACTGGCGTGGACACGAAGCAATCTAGGGCTAACAAGAGAAAAGGATCTCAATGGGAGACAGATCTCGTTGAGTATTTCCGATCATTAGAATTGATATCGGAGAGATTACGACTCTCTGGTAATTACGATGAAGGTGATCTCTGGTTTATCGCCAAGAAGATCTACTTCATAGTCGAAGCAAAGAATGAAAAAGGTTTCAAGCCCGGGCCTTGGATGCAAGAAGCGGTGCTTGAAAGGGATAACTGGAAGAAGCGAAGGAAGAATAGCGGAAAGGTTGTTCCTCTGGTCATTGCCAAGCGTAGGCAAAGCAATGTCAGTAAAGCGTTTGTCATAATCCAACTAGATGAATTTATGGAGTTAGTCAATGAATGAAGTATTAGCGAATGTACTTATAGTTACAGCAGGTGTGTCTCTTTACCACTTCCTTGAGTGGGGTTACTACAAGATCGAAGACAAGTTCTATGAGTGGAAACACGCAGAAGAAATTGAAAAGTTCGAGCAGTACATCAAGAGCCTTGAGACTGCAACTAAGAAGACAACAAAGAAGAAATGAAACAGCCTACATTTGTATCCCTATTTGCTGGAGTCGGAGGTTTCGATCTTGGCTTCGAGCAAGCAGGTATGAAGTGTGTTGGTCAGGTTGAGATTGATAAGCATTGTCAGAAGGTGTTGCAGAAACATTGGCCCGATGTTCCTCTTCACGATGATGTTACAACAGCAGTTGAGTGGGCAAACGAGAAAGGATTGGTAGGAAATGTCGACATCGTATGCGGAGGATTCCCATGCCAAGATGTCTCAGTCGCTGGCAGAAGAGCTGGTATCGCTGGGGCAAGAAGTGGACTCTTCTGGGATGCCATTCGATTTGCTAGGGAAGTCAAAGCACACACGCTCGTCTTGGAGAATGTGCCGGGATTACTTTCAAGCAACCAAGGCCGCGACTTCGGATTCGTTATCTCTGAAATGGCCGACTCAGGGTATCGCCACATCGAGTGGAGAGTTTTGGATTCGCAGTTCTTCGGAGTTCCCCAACGCCGCCGTAGAATCTTCATTATTGGAAGTTCTCGAGAAGACATCAAATCCCCGATACTTCTTGAGCAGTAAGGCTTGCGAAGGGATCCTTCGTAGAGCCAACCGTAGGGGCAAGGTACTACCGAAAGCGTTAGAAGATGCATTGGTTCACCAAAGCCAGCAGAGCCAAGAGTAAAGATGATTACGAAACTTGGAATGAGGGAGGAGTTGTACCCACATTGAATGCATTTGAAAACAATGGAGATGTTCGAGCTACTGTATTGATAACGACAAACGATACAGTCGGAACTCTTCAAGCAAGAGATTACAAGGGTGTTGGTAATCAGTATGTTGAAGAAGACAAACTGATTATCTTCCATCCCCATCGATCTGATGGAGTCAGACTCCAAGGAGACACAGTAAATACATTGACCAGTTACATGGGAACAGGAGGACTGAACACACCAATGGTTCACGCTATACAGAACACAGTCATTGGTAGATCGGATACTGCTGGGCCTAATGGTCGGGGTCATACCGATGAAGGAGAACCTATGTTCACCATTGATACCACATCACCACACGCCATCGTCATTAGAGAACGAGAAGGCAAACCCGGTGGTGGCAAGGGTGCAATGTTCTCTGAGAAATCATTCACTCTCAAGGGTGTCAATGATCAAACAATTTTCAATCAAACTATTAGGAGACTTACTCCTCTCGAATGTGAGAGGTTGCAAGGTTTCCCTGATGGGTGGACTGATGAGCAATCAGATAGTCAGAGATACAAACAGATGGGCAATGCGGTCACAGTAAATGTAGCCAAGTGGATTGGCGACAGAATCGTAGACTCCTATGGCAAGTGATCCTGAACTACTGAAAGCTGTTATACGCCATTACGGAGGCGAAGTTCGTGATGGTTATTCAAGAGCAGTCAAGTGTTGTTTCCATGACGACACTCGAAGGTCAGCAGTTATGTCGACCGATGGAGAGAAGGCTGGTCTTTACTTCTGCCACACCTGTGGCATAGGTGGAGATGCATATTCGTTGTTGATGTGGAGAGAAGGGATAGATTTTCGTGTTGCTATCGATAGAGCGGCTGACATTGCTAAACGATCTGGCATCGACTTATCACAAAAAGATAAGCGAAGAGACGGTGGCTTACTTACAGGGTCGAGGGTTCGGAAAAGAACTGGCGGAGACTCATCTGCTAGGCACCGTACCAGTCGACTGTGATCCTAGCCATGTGCAATTTATCGGTTGGCTATCCATCCCATACAGAGTTGTCAATGGGGTGGCAGGATTCAAGTTCCGAAGAGTTGATGGATCTCCGGGCCCTAAGTACATGGCTCCAATGCATCAGCCAGCAAGACTCTTCAATGCTATCGATCTACAGAAAGCTTCAGATGTTGTTGCAATCTGCGAAGGAGAACTCGATGCAGTTATTGCCAGCCAACTGTTGCCTTCAGTTGGAGTACCGGGTGTCAAAGCGTGGCGACCACACTTCAACAGATTGTTCTCAGGATACAAACGAGTACTTGTCCTTGCAGATAATGACGAAGGAAAGAAAGATGGTAGCAATCCGGGTATGGAACTCGCCGAGAAGGTACTACAAGAAGTCGAACACGCAGAACTGATACCATTGCCACAAGGCTCTGATGTTAACTCTGTTGTATTAGAAGAAGGATTAGAAGGACTACGAAAGAGGTTAGGGCTAGATGACTAATGGAAAACCAAGAGACAATTCAAAATTTGATGACCTCATTAGAAAGGCTTGGCCTCAAGGTGATAAAGGTAAGCAATCTACCTTCGGGCCTAGAGATAACAGTTCAAGTGCCGCCGATCCGGAGATGAATCAATTCGTCACCGATGTCTGGGATATCATCGATGAACTTGGCAATCTTCTCATAAGCAAGCAGAGGGATTACGGCCCGGGCAATATCAACAATGCATTCGGTGGCCCAATGAATGGGCTACTCGTTCGTATGGGTGACAAGTTTGAACGCTTGAAGAACCTGTTTGCATTCGGTGATGGTAAGCCACAGCATGAACCAATCGAAGATTCATTCAAAGATCTAGCTAACTACGCCATCATTGCCATGATGGTTCAGCGTGGGAAGTGGCCAGCAAACAAGCAATGAAGAAGCTCCTCTTTTTTTTGATTCCAATTCTTGTAATTACATCGTTGTATTTCCTAGTCCGATTCATCATTGATGCCATCATAGAGATGGATGAGCCGGGAGGTATCGACTTCGATGAGTGATCGAGCCAAGGAACACCTCGCCGATCTAATCAACATCTCTTCTCACACTATCCACCGCAGATTCGCTGGGTATGTGGAGTATAAAGATCTGGTTCAAGAGTTGAATGTCTATGTACTTCAGCGACCTAAACTTGAAGAGGATCTCGATGCTTCATATGCAGTAAGCAAGGATGAAACCAAGTGGGTGGCTCGGAAGATTATGGCGAGGTTCCGCCGGCACATTGAAAAGTATTCTCGTAAAGAGAAGGCAACAATGCTTGGCTACTCAACAGGTGATGAGTTCTTTTACGACACAGCCAAGGTTGCAGAGTTTCTACCCATTGCATTTCAGTTTGAAAGTAAAGGCATTGTCCTTGTCGACAAGGTAGATGATGGACAACCACGCCGCTCACCAGCACCTAATGAAGGTGGCAATCTTCTTGCTATGGTGATTGATATTCGATCAGCACTTGAACTACTTGATAAAGAAGAACAGTACATACTTGACCTCAGATACGGAGCTTCCCCAATGACACTATCTGATATAGCCAAAGCGATGGGAGTCTCTGACTCCACAGTAGATCGCAGGATTCAGAAGATATTACGAAAGATTATTGACCATCTTGGAGGGCCAACGCCGTGGGCGTAAAGATCAACCTCGAAAGATATGAGGTTGTGATGGCGGTGAATACAGCAGTAGAACGATATGTATCTACTATGAAGAATCAACAGATGCGTGGGCTACAGGACATGGATCCTTGGCAGCGAATCCTTCTTGATGTTGATGGGTGTGGTGCAGAAATCGCTGTCGCCAAATACTTAGGTGTCTATTGGTCTGGTGCTTTCGGTCAAGGTGGCGTGGACATAGAACCAAACATAGATGTGAAGTACACAAAGCATGAGCAAGGTAGATTGTTAGTTAGACCCGATGCAAAGGATGACATCAAGTTCGTTCTTGTTCGTGGTGGTATGCCGAACTACGAACTCATCGGTTGGATTATGGGTGCCGAAGCCAAGAAGGAAGAGTGGTTAGATAAACCTGACTGGCGTAGACCTGAGATTTATTGTGTACCTGAAGAGAAGTTGAGAAAGTTCAGAGGTTATTATGGCTAGATATGATTACGAATGCCCGGGCTGTGGCAATGTAGTTGAGATTGTCCGTGGGTTCAACGATCCTGAAGAAGATTATGATTGTCCAACTAAAGAATGTGGCAACACATTGGTGAGAAAGTATTCTGCTACACCTACGATATTCAAAGCTGCTGGTTTCTACTCCACAGATAACTTCCGTAAATGAAAGAACCCCCTCCGAAGAGGGGGCCTTTCCCTAGAGTGGAGGATCAGATCCACTACAGTTATCGTACCATCATTTGCCGTACTCTGCCTTGAGGAACTTTCCACAATATGGCCACGGCTTCGATCCTCGGTCAGCATAGATGTGTAGTGCCACATGGAACTGCTCCATCAAGGTTGCCTTCTTGGGTGGTGTGCCGCTATCGCCGCCGTGAGCAACCCAAGTCCGGGGA